CGGTTACAGCGACATTCATCTTCAATCCCTGGAAGCCAATTTGTTCCGAGTGGAGCTTGAATGCTGGAAGTGTAACGCTACGGGTAAGAATCGAAAGCTGGTTCTTATCATCAGAAACCCAAGCAGGAATACTTAACTTGAACATGAAGGATCTAGAAAAATCCCCAAGGAGCTTTCTAAATCCTACTAAGTTCTTATCGAATGCCTGTGTTGCCATGTTTAGTATCTCCTAGATGTTTTTAAAATTAGCCTCTTCCAACGATTTCTTGGAAGCTGACACCAGTTGCTACAGCGGTGTAGATGAGCTTGATGAATTCGATTACCTTGGTTGGCTTAACCAATATTTCAGCAACGAATTCGTTACGGTCGATAACATCTGCTGTGTTGTTCGAACTATCGGCAACAACCAAGTAGTCGTAAACGCCGCGCTGGGTTCTGATGCCAGAGAGGAAGTTGTTGACTTGGTTGGAGAAGCGCAAGCGTGTTACATCGTCATTCAATTCGAATACGTAGTAGCGTGCGATTCTTTCGATTGAACGCTCCAAGTAGAGGAAGAGACGGCGAACGTTAACACGGTCGAATGCCGAAGGCTTGGCTTGAAGTGTCTTTTGACCCCAAATGACAATGCCTTGTCCGAGGAAGTTAACAACTGGGTTGATGCGGTTGACGTAGAGGATGTCGCGCTGAGCCTGACTTGGGTTAACGGCAACAGCAATTACGTTGCTGATGACGCCACGGGTCAAACCGGCTGGTGCCCACCACTGAGCGTAGGTCAAGTCAGTGTTAGCGTATGCTGCACCAACGAAGCCCGAGCAAGGAACCCAACGGTCCTTTTCTGCGTAGTTGTCGAAAATCTTGAAGTAGTTGCCGTAGATGGCACTGTAGCTACTGTTTATTTCCAATGTCTGAGCGACATAGTTTGCCATGTGGGTGTAGACCTGATCAACAACCTTCTTGGTTGTTGGGTTTACCATGACATTTTCTGGAACGTTGAGAATTGCGAAGCAGTCCTTACGGATGTTCTTTGCAAGGTTGTCCATTTCGCGCTTAACGTTGTCGGAGTAGTCGCAGTCAAGGAGAATATCAACTTGGATATCTTCTTTGTTGCCGAAATACTTCTGCCATGCGCCAAAGAGTTCGCCCTCAAGCTGAGCAAGACTTGGGTCAGCATCAAGGACGCCACCGTGAGTTGCTGGGTTGTCTGAATTCTGTGATGTGTAGCCAGCCAATCCGTCTGCTGCCATGAGTGGGGTCTTACCGACCGACCATGTTACCTGGATTCCCTTCGAAGCAAGTTCGCTGTTGCCAGTGAACATGTAAAGGTATGTGTTGTTGCCGTTGACAACCGATGGTCCGAACATCGACTGACCGTTACCGTCCTTCTTATCCTTGTCAGTTGACAACATGTAGATGTTGTCAAGAGCGCCGGTTTCGTTCCACACGTAGAAGAGGTACGAGTCGTAGAAGTAGATTGGGTTTCCTGATGGGTCGTATGATGCGACTTCTGGAGCAGGACCATATTCTACTGCGGTGTAGGTCGAGAGCATGCCTTCATCAATTGCCCAGCCAGCCGATGTGTTGGCTGTATCAACCAATCCACCAACAAGAGGCTGTGAAATGATGATATCGTCACGGAGCGATGGGGCGCGGCTCAAGAGAGGATCGCCCGAGATTCCGGTCCAATACTTTGCAATGACTGCCTGACGATCTTCTGCGAGAACAGCTTGTGTGTAGTCGCGCTTGAAAGCCTGGAGGGTGACATATTCGAAATTCGAAACGATGGAGAAGCTGATATTCTCATAGAATGGACCAGCGCCTACTGCGTAGACGTGGAACAACTTCTGTGCGCCAGAAACGTCGAGAGGACCACCGGTTGTTGCTGCTGTACCAACTGAGTCGAAGCTCAATGGGTACTGTTCAACCATCATAGGTTCTGGCTGAGCGGTTACATCACCTTCCGACTGTGAAGATGTTGGCTGCGAAAGACCAACAACTGCACCAGCGCAAAGGCGGGTGGAATCTTCGATACGTACTACTTTCAAAGGACCTGCTTCAAGGTACTTGAGGGCTGTCCAGGCAAACTTAAAGTTTACGTCATCTGGCTTACCGTAGTTGGTAAGGTATTCTGATGGGCTGCCAACGTCCAACACAACGTTAACCGGTCCTCTAGAAGCCGCTACAACGATAGCACCCGTCGAGGATGTTACGCCAGGAATATAGAGACTTGCGTCACGTTCGATGGTTTCTACGCCGGGAGATAAAAGTGTCATATGCGAATTCTCCTATGTCTGAATATATTTATATGCATTTAAGGTTTTGCATTTTATAATTTTTATAGAATGCGGTCAAAAGCTTCATGTGAGTATTTATAGATTATCTCGACAAGTCGCTTCTAAATCTATCTTTTTCATTAAATGGCTTAACATACTTGTTAAATGACCGTAGGATCTCTTCGTCTTGCTCTGCTTCTGGACGCTTTGCTTCTGTATTTGCCATGGCTTTACCAGCATACCACATAAAGTCATCTTGGAAGTACCTTGAGCGCAGGGCATAGGATACCCAATATGCAGAAGATACCGTATCATCGTGGAGATTTCCGCCTGGGCGTGCCTTAAAAATACCAGGAGTTACTTCCTCATAATAGGTCAATTCCGTGAGCATATCCTTGGAGTGGATATGCATTCTTCCAGACTGAACATCGTCTTTGAAGAAGTTGAGAGCCATTGGCTTAGTTTTCATGTTGGCATTAACGCCATGCTCCGCCTTCTCATAGTCAAAGTACAGATTCTCATACTCTTTATCATTATACAGTACCTTACAGATAACGTCACCAGTTGTATTGTTTTCAATGACAATCATTGGATTGTTGAACATCTTGGCAATCTGCCAAATCTTATCAATAAAGTCAAATAGAACCATATCATTGCGTCTAAACATTGCAACTTGTTCATATGCACCGGTTGTTGCGAAATCTGTTACATCGAAAATGTTGATAACTGAGTAATCGGTGTTGTTTCCTGCGCCCTTAGCAACGTCAACTCCAAATGCATAAAGACGCTTAGGTGCTGGCTGCTTCCAAACATAGAATCCTTCTTCTGGAATCCAAGTTGGGTCATGGGTTTCAATCTTCGAAAGAATGTTGCCATCGACAAGCGTATTAGACGAACCCGAGAAGGAGCAATTATGTGAAATAATATCATCTGTGTAATATGTAGAATCCTCGTTTGTTATACCAACTACATCAAATACATCATGAAGTCCTGCTTCATGTGATATGTGAAGGATCTTATATTGACCATTTTTTGTATCTATCAATGAACCAATCTTTAATTCTCCTAAATATATCTCCTTACCGTTTGAAAATAGGCGATGATTTTCAGTTGCTTTAAGCGACATACCATTTTCTAGAGTAATAGTGAATAGTTCACGTTTTTCTATTTTCCTAACACCAGAAAAATCACACCACCCATGCGGTGTTTCTATCTCATAATCGTTTAAGTTCATTAATGATCCTTTCGTAATCTAGACTAGCTCTGAATTCTTCTTCTGTACGATAATTTTTAACTAAATTAATTTTACGAGCAGCAAGACATAGGTTTTCTTTAGATCCTATGATTTCTGGTAATATGTTATTTCTAAATCCGTGAACTACCCACCCGCTAAAGCGAGTGGGCTTCAGGTTTCATAGACACTTCTATTGAAGTCGCCTCCACCTGTTTTTGTTTAGAGTCCGATTTAATTCCTAAACCAGACTTTTGATTTAAACCTTGTTGTAATATGTTTTGACTCGCATTTAAGTCTCTATCTATTACTTTTCCACAAACACAAGTCCATTCTCTATCACTTAAAGTTAGTGATTCGTTAATCCAACCACAATGATTACAAGTTTTAGAACTTGGGAAGAATCTATCAACTTTAATGATTTCTCTTCCATACCATTCTGCTTTGTAAGTTAGTTGTCTAACAAATTCACTCCAACCACAATTGCCGATTGATTTAGCAAGTTTGTGATTAGCCATCATACCTTTAACATTCAAATCTTCAATACATATCACTTGGTTTTCGTGAATTAACTTTGTTGAAAGTTTATGTAAGAAGTCTTGTCTATTATTAGTAATCTTTTCGTGAACTAATGCTACTTGTTTTCTATATTTTAATCTACTATTACTCTCCTTTTTCTTTTTACTTAATTGTCTTTGTTTGAATTTAAGGCGCTTTTCTAACTTATGATAATGTTTTGGATTATCGAACTTATTACCGTCAGAACAAACTGCAAAGTCTTTAATTCCTAAATCAATGCCAATTGACTTAACATTACTCGGAAGTTTCTGTATTTCTCCAACTTCACAAGTAATTGTTACAAAGTATTTTCCAGTTGGGGTTTTAGAAACAGTAATGAAGTTAATTTCTCCAATTTCACGATGTTGATTTAATTCAATTCCTTCATTAAACTTTGGGAAGTAAATCTTGTTATTTTCTATGCTTATATGTTGTGGAACTCTAAAAGATTGTCTATTCCATTTACTTTTAAACTTTGGAAACTTGCTTTGTTTTCTAAAGAATCTATTGTATGAACCATCCAAATCTCTTAAAGTTGCTTGAAGTGTCTGCGAGTTGATTTCTTTTAACCAAGATGTTTCTTCTTGCTTCTTTAAGTTCACTAACTCATTTGCACAATCATAATAATTAAGTGCCTTTTTGTCTTTTAAGTATTCTTCTTTTCTTTTGTTTAAGAAATAATTCCAAACAAACCTCTTACAACCAAAGTGCTTGGCGAGAAGAACTTCTTGCGCTTTCGTAGGTAAGAGTTGGAATTTAAACGATTTGAGCATATGACTATTATATAACCTTCTAAAGATATTTATACGACAAATTTACTTTTTGTAAAAGTTTCTTTAAAGTAGCCCACCGTTCATCCCATCGGCTAAAGCCAATGGGTTTTCTGGTGGATCACAGATAATCTTCGTCATTTCTCATACATCCATATGAGCAACATCTACTGTATCCCTTCACCATATTAACTAATGTAGTTTCTTTACCACAGACGGGACAAACACCATCTCCGTCTTTTTTTATGCATCTGTCGTAATATTCCTTAACGGTTATATTATGCTCTTTTTTCAAATGGCATCTTGAAAATTATCTAAAGTGTATTTTGTTTGCTTGTTACATATCTTACATAGAACTGTATTATCGACACATGTCATATAATTCCCCTAAAGTAAGTTCCTTTACAGTACCGTCTTGTTTATTGCGGACTCTTACTTTAGTATTTATATGAACACATTCAAATTCTTGGCAGAATTTTATTTTTCCAATTATGGAGTATGTTTTTTCTTTCCATGCTTCATTATAATCTGGATTTCTATTCCATGAAACTTTTAATGCAACAAATGGATTTAATACACCGTTAACAGTTTTTCCAGCATTTACGAATGTTTCGTAGAATTTACCAACAGAACCATTAGGAGTAGATACCATAATCATTCGTCCACCCGTACTGACAGTTGGGAATGCCGAGGTAAAGAAGTTTTCGGCAATTTCCTGGGGGACGTGGGCAAATTCATCTAATGCAAGCAATGACAAACTTTCTCCACGGAATGAATCTTCGGCGGTGGTGCCGCCCATTATGGTAGAACCGTTATCAAATCCTATTTCTGTCTGATCCCATTTTTCCGCTCCTGGTTTAATAAAATCTGGCATCTCAAGATAAGCCGTCTTAATATCCTTCATAAGACTCTTAGAAGATTTTTCTTTATTTGAGAGAATACCGATAGTTTTGTCAATATCAAACATAGCCATCCATAAAATATATATGGATAAACATGTACTTTTGCCCATTTGTCGGGCAAAATTTAGGGCGACAAACCTATTATTCAAAAATAACAACAACGTTTCTTTTTGATAATCCCTTAATTGAATAATATGCTTTCCGCGTTTTTCTTCAACTACCGTAAAATACTTTTCAGCAAAATAAATAATGTCTTTAGAACAACGCATGAATTCCTTCATCTGTTCGTTAGTAAATTCTGTTTGTGTTCCTGGGCGTTTAAGACCCTTTACTTTTTCATAGCTTATTGGCATGTGATCCTCTTACTATAATGTATGGTGTTCTGCCTTCCATTGTTTGCTTAACAATTGTAGATAGAAACTCTGAATTGCCACGGTCAGCGGTTAAAATACACTTTACGGCTGGGTTAGGACGTGGGTTATTGAACTGCATTAATGAGATTATAGAATTACTATAGGTATCTATTTGTATCTTTCTGTCAACATCGCAGAAATTATCAAATACAAGGAATTGTACAGACATACCACGTAATGCGTCCGGTGAAGCTATGTTGATAAATATTGAGCAGCCGTTATCAAAATCTATTTGCCTAGTGTCGTATTTTGTTACGCACGGTTTTAGATGGTCGCGCATAGACTCATATTCTATTTTTATTACATCCATAACTTCTTTACATCTATGATTATTAGCGCATAGAATAGATGCAGTCAAGTCTCTATTAAATGTACAATACCATATCATATACGGGATAATAGAGAACATCGATAGACCATTTTTTAGAAACACATTTCTGTTATCTTTTATAGCGTTAGCGAACTTGCGCTGATTTGGTGTGATTATTGTTTCTCTACCCCAATAGAAATCGAAGTTCTGAGCGCAGGCGACCCAATCTGCCATATGTTCTCTCGTATATGCCCCGTGCTTCCCCTTAACCTTCTCATAACTAATGGGCATTTACTCGTCCTTTTCTTTTTCCTCTTTAGGATCAAGGATCTCTGCCGTTGCTTCGATGGTCTTATTCTTCTCATCGTTGTCAGCTTGCTTAAGGGCGCGAATCAAGTCACCCGTAGAGCCTACGTATACTGTTGTGTTGTTAACAGTATCACCCAAAGCTGGGGTTTTGTTTAAAATAGAATTTGCGGTAACTCGACGGATGTCAAGCTTCTCACGTTCAATACGGAGCTTCTCTTCATCAATCTCAACGGACTTCAATCCGTCAAGAGCGGCTTTGACAGCGTTGGCAGCAGCGGCAAGCGACTCAACGTTCTTGTAGTCGCCGGTCATACCAGCCTCTTCCTGCATGATACGCACACCGATCATGGCAGTCTCGGCAAGTTCCTTGTACATGTCCTTGATATAGGCTTTATCGTCCTCATATCCGGTACGCTTCTTTTGCATCTGCTCTTGGATATCCTTGAGCTTCTTCTGACGTTCCTCAAACTGCTTCTTCTTTTCATCATCAGATGAAATGTTTCCAAGCTTGGAAATGTCATCAGCTATTCCAAGTGCCTTTTCGATGTTCTTTGTTGAAGGTGGTTTGTTTGACATAATGGTATTATACATCACTTTCATTCGAATTATACTTCTGCACAGCGTTCCACATCAGCGAAAATGAGTTGTCTACAGGAGCCGATGTGAACTTAACCACGAAGCTTCCTGGCTGTACATTGTAAATTCCTTCTACAGCGAATGTAGGCATGGAACTCTTTGCATTGATATTCACAGATGGTACGTATTCTGGTATATCTTGAATGAGCGGACTAGAAACTGTAACAGTGTCTACCCCGGCACTCAAAGGAACTTCACCATATGCTAGGATAGGAACTGGTGTAACTGCTGGAGGTACGATATCCTGTGGTGATATCTGACAATTAACAAGTGGCTCATACTGACTAGCAATCTGTGATTGTTCAGTGTCTGAAAATTTCCTGATGTACGCTACAATGTCCGCATCATAATCATAGAAACATCCAGATATCCCCGAAGTTCCTGGTGTTGCTGTGTCAACTGTTTGTGTAACTGTCTGCTCTCCTGTATCGATTCCATCAATACCATTCTTTGACGTGACCGCCGAATGTCTTATAACAATCCTCTTGATTGGCGAGCCTACGGGAAGCTCTGGCTTATATAAATTGCATTCAACCTCAAATGTATAGCTCCAGGTCATAAACTTAGAACGCAATTCATTATCCGGAATGTCTGGATTAAGATTCATTTTTTCGGCAACTTTAGTAACCTTAATCTTACGACCAATACCAATTCCCTTTTCATAATATTCAAGGTACATTTCTGGGTGTATAAAAGTATCTATGTTCTCAGCTAACTGAACTAGATGATCCATGTATTTTGCCCACAAATTTACCTCAAAAGTAAGCTTATATGGAACAGTCTGCATATCCATATGTTGTTTCTGTTGTGGGCGACCAGACCCATTATTAGCGTATTCAAGGTATACGTGGCGTTTTTCGCGCATGCCGCGCATGCGCTCCGTATCAAGGGCTGTGTTAGTCCATTGAATGGAAATCATTGGAAGAACGTTTTCATTATCACGCATGACATTGGGATTAATTGTATTACCCTTCAATATCATACTGATAACCTTCTCTTTATAGGTTAACTTTACAGGAACTGGAATGCGACCGGTTGCTTTTCCATCTGCATCATAATCCCATACTTCCATTTCATCAAAAATGGAAGCAAATAATAAGGAAGTTGTGTGATATACGTGTGAATAAAAATAGTTACGCATGTATCAACTCTTTATAGATATAGTTTATAAACTTTGATCTGTTCTTAGGATTTAGCTTACTTATGAATCCATCAACTTCTGTGTCGGGTATCTTCTTACCTGATCTGATAGCATCAACTAGAACATTGATTTGTAGCTTTCCTGATTGTATCTTGTTTTTTAGCTTACTCAGATACATATTAGCAAATGCTGGAAACTCAACAGAATTGTTAACATACTCATCGTAGTTATCATAGTCGTTTCTCTTATATGGGCGACCTGGGTCAATGGCATGTGTAAGTTCGTGAATGATACTCTTTAATAACCCACCATACAAAGCATTTTTTGATTTATATAGTTTAAAAATAAGTTCAGAATTTACATAAATCGTTGAACTCTCATCTACGTAATATAAAACTGGATCTATGGTATCATTGTCGGGTATTGACAGCTTCTTTCTAAAAATCATGCTAACGTCGAGAGGCTCATTTGTATATGGATTCTTGACTGTAATGTTATTATCGGTATATGTTTCGTAGCCTTGGGCTGCTGACTCTTTTGCTTTAGCAATGATATCATCCATATTGGCTTTGAGCCACTCTTCAATTTCCTGT